GGACGGCTTTTAATACAAGGTAAGCAAATGAAAATACCTGAACCAGAAATCACGCTGGCCGGAATGATTGACCAGCATCATGCCGATACGCAAGAGCCACCGCGCCCGCACATGGGTTGCTCAATCTTGGGCCATCCTTGCGACCGCTATTTGTGGCTGTCTTTCCGCTGGGCGGTTATTGAAAAATGTGACGGACGTATCTTAAGGTTATTTAGGCGTGGTCAGCTAGAGGAATCAACTATCTTGCAAGACTTGCGTGCCGTTGGCGTCAAAGTTAGCGACCGCCAATCATCGGTTGACTTTGGTTGGCACATATCAGGAAGCGTGGACGGTGTTATAACCGCCGGCGTACCGGAAGCGCCGCTAAAATATCACGTGCTAGAGTGCAAGACGCACAGCAAAAAGTCATTTGATGATTTGCAAAAGCATGGCGTAGAAAAATCTAAGCCGCAACATTACATACAAATGCAGTTGTACATGTTGGGATTGAAGATTGACCGAGCGTTGTATTACGCGATATGCAAAGATAATGACGAAATCTATACAGAACGAGTGCGACTTAATAAGGAAATAGCACAAAAGTATATAGATCGCGGTAAACGCTTGGTGCAATCTGACCGTATGCCTGAGCCGCTAAGTGCTGATCCTAGTTGGCACATTTGCAAAATGTGCGCGGCTTATGACTTTTGCCATAAAAGCCACACAACGAAAGAAGTAAATTGTCGGACGTGTTGCCATGCAACCGCAACAGACAAAAGCACGTGGACGTGTGCCAAGCATAATGATTCTGAGATTCCTGTTGAGTTTCAGCGCACAGGTTGCGAGTCGCATTTGCTGCATCCTGACCTTGTGCAATGGAAAATGATAGATCACAACGAGAATGAGTTGACGTTTGAAGTTGACGGAAAGCCAGTGCGTAACGGTGAACCTGATGCCTTTGTGTTTTCTAGCCGTGAAATACTTGCAAATCCTAGCGCGTGCGCTAATCCTGATAATACTAGTGAAGCAATCCGCGACGTGTTGAATGGGAGGGTAGTTGGATGAATGTGTTATGATGCACCTTTACTTAACGTGAGTACATCATGGCAAAAACACACGAATTTCATGAAAAATTTTCACAATTACCTGCTACTGGTTTTCGAGCTAGGGAACTTGGAGAAACATTATATTTTACCGGCAAAAGATGTTTAAAAGGCCATTTATCGCCTCGATACGCATCTTCTGGAAATTGTTCTCAGTGCATTGCAGACATTCGTGGAAATGTAGAAATTAAACACAAAGGAAGATCATCAAAAAGATCTTATGAAAATCATATATTAGCATTAGAAGCTCATAATTCTGGACATTTACATTATGATTCAATTGATTCATGCCCATTTGGGCATTACAAAAGATTTATAACATCAAACAATTGTGTTGAGTGTTCAAAAAATGCAATGCAAGTCAGGTCTAAAAATGCTAAATGGTCTAGGGTTTTGAAATTGTATGGTTTATTACAACAAGATGTTGAATTGATGTTAAAAAATCAAAATTCTGAATGTGTCATTTGTTGCAATAACATTGTTAATTGTTATCACATCGACCATTGTCATGCAACAGGAAAAGTAAGGGGATTGTTGTGTCAAAAATGCAATCAAGCAATTGGTTTATTGCAAGAAAATGAAAATTTGTTTTTAAAAGCATCACAATATATTAAAAAACACAATGCAAAAATTACGTGATTATCAATTAAAAGCTATTCAATCAATATATAAATGGTTTGAATGTGAAAATAATGGCAACCCTTGTTTAGTGCTTCCAACTGGCGCAGGGAAAAGTCATGTGATTGCATATTTATGCAAAGATGTTTTACAAAATTGGCCTGAAACAAGAATTTTAGTTCTTACTCATGTAAAAGAAGTTCTGGAACAGAACGCTCAAAAGATGCGTCAGCACTGGCCTAATGCGCCTATGGGCATATATTCAGCCGGTATGGGGCAGAAGATATTGGGAGAACCCATTACTTTTGCAGGGATTCAGTCAATCAGAAAGCACGCGGATCAAGTCGGGCATGTCGATTTAGTGATTATAGATGAATGTCACCTTGTCAATCACAACGATGAAGGCGGCTATCGGACATTTCTATCGGACATCTATCGGACAAATCCTAATGTGAGGGTGATAGGATTGACCGCTAGCCCATACAGATTGGGACATGGCTATATTATTGAAAAACCTGCTATTTTTGACGAATTGATTGAACCTGTGACAATTGAAGAGTTGATAAACAAGGGTTATTTGATGCCGCTACGATCAAAAGTTACTCAAATTCTATTGGACATTACAGGCGTTCATAAGCGGGGCGGTGAGTACATAGAGCGCGAGTTACAGCAAGCCGTTGATACGGACGCAATCAACCAGCGCGTAGTGTCTGAAATCAAAACACTAGCGGGTGATCGCAAGGCATGGCTTTTGTTTTGCGCTGGCGTGCAACACGCTGAACACATTGCTGGCGAACTCAAAGCGCAAGGCATAACCGCCGAGTGCGTCACAGGAGCCACTCCAAAAGCCGAGCGCGATCGGATCTTGTCAGAATTCAAGGCTGGCAAGATTCAAGCGTTAACTAACGCTAATGTTCTGACGACTGGGTTTGACTATCCCGACATTGACCTAATAGCGATGCTGCGTCCCACCATGTCACCAGGCTTATATGTGCAAATGGCCGGACGTGGCTTGCGTCCAAAGTCACACACGGATCATTGTTTAGTGCTGGATTTTGCGGGTGTAGTAGAACAACACGGGCCTATAACCGCCGTAGAACCGCCGAATAAATCAAAGCAGGGCGACGGGCAAGCGCCTACAAAAACGTGCGATGAATGCGGTGAGATTGTCGCCATATCAACGAGTACATGCCCTGCATGCGAGGCGGCTTTTCCGATTAAGGAAAAGAAAGAACTTAAGCTAAGTGATGCCGACATTATGGGGCTAGAAGCCACGGAAATGACCGTTATTGACTGGCATTGGCAGAAGTACATTAGTAAGGCGAGCGGTAAGCACATGCTTTCAGTGCGCTACTACAGCGACCGGATGGACGTTCAACCAATAACGGAATTTTTCCCTGTTTTGCATGACGGCTATGCTGGACATAAGTCACGCTTAGAAATAGTCACGATTGCACAACAGGCTGACGCAAGTTTAGATGATGACCTAATCAGACAAGCTGGCAATCTTAACAAAGGCATTCCGCCAACAACGATCAAATACAAGCGTGACGGAAAATATAACAAGGTGGTGAATCGCTCATGGACTCAAAACAATGCACAAAATGTCGGACAGTTAAGCCGGTTACAGACTTTTATACACAAAAACAGGGAAGATATTTACAGTCCTGGTGCAAGCAATGCAAGTTGATCCAGGTACGTCAAATTAAAGCGCAACGCCAGCTACCGTTTGAACGTGAACAACGGTTGATGCCGACATACGGCGAAACACACCATCACGCCAAGCTAACAGCGCATGACGTGGCGCTCATTCGCGGCCTACTTGATGACGGCATAAGCTGCGCCGAGGTGGGACGCAAGTTTGAGGTTTCGCGCACAACAATCAGCGCAATCAAAAATTTTCGTTCTTGGTGGCGAAATTAGCAAAAAAGTTGTTGACGCTGATTGGGTGTAGTTGTATTGTACTCACCAAGCCGAGGCAATCCGCTGAAGCAAATACAAGGAGACTCAGATGAGAAAAATTAACGATTTCATGTTGCTCGAAGGAGCAGTTGTTGTGGACAACTGCGCCACGATTCGCCTAGCTTCCGGAGAGGAAGTCTTGTGGGACGGAATTATTAACCCCGAAGAGAACGGGGTTAGAGAATTTGCTGATTGGGATTATTCCCAGTCATACAACCTTCCATTAGAAATCAATTAAATAATTTTGCGCCAAGGACGGCGCACTAACCGGAGACTCACATGATTATTTTTGTCTTAATTTTTGCACTGGCGGCCTCAATCGCCGCCGGCACTTTCGGATACGCCATGGCGGGATACGTCACGTCTGGCAGAATAACTGACGTTAACCGGATCCACCGCGATTTAACAATAACTAAAACTTTGAGGAGTTGAGATGAAAAATATACTTTTGATCGTTGCTGTTCACCTGTTAGTCGGCGGATCGTTTGGAATCATCATAGTCTTGTGGGCAACGCAATGAGTCGCCTACCCATGAAGGAAGATTTGCTGGACACCTACGGCCTTGTAATACCAAAGGCCGTCAAACCAGCGCCGATTTTACGCGCTATCCGCCGCCGCATTTTGTGGTGGCAGATTGAGCGCACTATTAACAGATTAGACAACCTATTACAAAAGTCTCGGCATATGGAGCCTTGACTGTATCTCTGACGCAAGGACACGGATAAGCCAATAGAGTCCGCACAATCATTGGAGCCAGTCGAGTGCGCTGCGTGAGTCGCAGAAGGTGAGGGGCTGGCAACTTAACAACCAAGGGGAATAATGATGGCTCAATCAACGATATACGACCTGCTAGAAAAGACATTAAAAAACATGCCGCGACCGGCAACTACGCATGAAGTGTATTTGGAACTGGTAAAAAACGGCGCTTACAAACACATGGATTCAAAAAAAGCGCGAAAAATTATAAGCGCTAAATTGTGTTACATGAGGGATAAAGGTGTGCTTGTCTGCGGCGTGAGTGCCGATAAAAAAGATAAAAAAACAGTGTGGGATATTGCAAGAACACTCAAATTTGCATCAAAGCCTGATGCTATTGAACAACAACCGATTATTGTTCATACAATTGGAAAACCTTTAGACAACACGCACGTCTTGCAAACTCTTTTTTTAGACATATCAGCCGCTTTTGCTAAAGCCGCTAACGGACTAATCAGCCATGATAAATAGCAAAACCAATCAAGCCACGCATCGAGTGCTTGGCACTTTGAACCAAATTCCTGGCGTCGAAGTGTCAATCAGGAAAGGACTGATTTGCGTATCAAAAGATGACTTTTACGTCAGGTGCGTAGTGCCGAGCGGCACCATTAAATACCCGTCGTACCGGCGATTATGGGAAGAAAACCAATGTTCTGTACCAACCAAAGCGTGGCACTTCAATCTGCGCTATGCCGTTTCACAGGCGCTTACGGAGGCTGATAATGCACGTTGAATTACTAGATCACATGGGAGACGATAGGAGTGTAGTTAATGCGGCGCGAGTTTCTTTTGACAAAGAATCTGAATTGGAATTTGACTGGAACTGGGCACCTATTTTGTCAGAAAAAGATGAGAAATTGATCCATTACCTAGCAAAACATAAACACTGGACTCCGTTTGCCCATACCGCAATCAAGTTCAGGGTGACAATACCTATTTACGTAGCGCGGCAACTTGCCAAGCATCAAGTTGGGGGCGTGGTAAACGAAGTTAGCAGGCGTTATGTAAGTACAGCACCCGTATTAGATGTGCCTACCAAATGGCGCAGAGCCGCAGAGAATGTGAAGCAAGGCTCAAGCGATGAGCTAGTAAACGTAGATCAAGAGCATATAAATCAACTAATGGATCAGTGTTTGGCTACATACGACTACTTGA